CTCCGCACATATTCGTCCAATATAGATTGACTTGCTATATCATCAACTTCCCGGTAATCTACAATGGTTCTCCGTCTACTTGTAGTTGATGTAGGACTTACGCCGTTATCGTTTGTGTATTTGCCAATTAAAGGCTCGGTTTCCGGATTGGTAGCAACTACAATCCATTTATTTGGTACAGAAAAGAGGTCTATTTCCTCTGTAGATGTGTCCGGTCTAATAATGCTCATTTCATCATTTCGGTAAACATATTCTGCTTCCCGGTCGTTTGGTAATATGTATGGATTTGCTGTAAAATTCCCCAATTCATCCACCCAAACAGATGTATAGTTAATTTCTTGTAGCAAGTAATTGACTGCCTCTAACTTAGATGTTCCAATTTCAAACTCTTTATCTGTTTTAATCTTTGCATCAATGTAAGGGATGTTTATTTTCGTTATCCCTGCGGAGTTGATTATTTGTATTATGGCTGTTATGTAATTAGTATCCTTGAGTATCCGGTATCTTGTATCGAATTTATCTTCTAATAAAACTAATGTAGTATCATAACATTCTGCCGAACGAAAAATTGAGTTTTTCTTTATTGTCCGGGATGGCGAACTTATCATAAAGATTCCGAGAGGGAATTCGTAAGTTTTGTTTAAAATAAAAACCGGCTGAACTTTATCATTCAGCCAGTCTACATCTTTAAACTCATTTTCTTTAAATTGAAATTCGCCTTTTCTTTTTATTTCAGCCAGGGAATTTAAACCTAAACTACCACCAATGGAAGTCAGTTCTCCGATTTTAACCTCATCATAGTTTAACAGGTCATATCGAAAAGAAACCTCTCGGCTACTGTGCAGCATATCTATTATATCTTTATCTAACTTAATCATGCTTACACCGTCCTTGTGATAGTAAAACCTACAGTATATCCAAGTAGTGATTTAGAGTAATCTAGTGTTATTGCATTCCCAATGACCACCTCTCCGTCAGTGTCCCGGTATATCAAGGTTTTGTTTTGACTTATAAGGTTTTTTAGCTTATCAACATCTGCCTTATTATCAAAGTGAAAACTAAGCGTTTTTTCAAATGTTCTAAATTCTGAATACTCTACAATCGGATAGGCCCTTCCATCATAATGTTGCGTTGTTGCATTAATGCTAAATGTGCTATCCTTTTTTGGAGTTCCATCAAGTCCATACTCAAGCTTAACATAATCACCCGGTTTGTCTAAAAGAGAAATTGTATTGGATGGCAATCTGCATCTGCCCATCTTTGTGTCGCTGTCGGCATAACTATCATTACTATCAATAACCCTTATAAAATACCTGTAATCTTTATCATTTGCTCCGGTGCAATCTTTATAAGTACCGTCAAGCATTTCTCCGAGGTATTCATTGTCGCGATATACAAATGACTTTAATGCAGTATCTGTTTTAATTGTCACTCCAAAGCTACCGTTGTATACCGTTATATCTGGTTTGTTTGGCTTTGCTATGTCAATTGCGAAATATTTCTCAGCCCATGAAGAAGATAAATTATACTCGTTTGTAATCCTTAGTCTAGCGGTATACTCTCCATTATCAAGGTATATCGGTATCTGGTGTTCTTTTTCTGTAGTGTTTGGGATTATGCCGGTACGATATATAACCTCATTATCCAGTAATATTTCAAGTTCATACAAATGCTGTTCGGATGTCTGCCACTTTATTGTCGGTC